CTAGCACTTGGGAAGATGATGATGGTGTAGAACAAACGAGACTTGGTGTAAGATATAACGAATTGCTAAGTTTTATAATAACAACAATATAGGAGAAAAAAATGGCGATAACATTAACAAGAACAGTGCAGAGAGTGGAGACATATCCTCTAGTAGACGCTACATCAGAAACTGTATCTGATACTAAGCCTACTGTTATGGTAGTTTATAACGAGAAGTTTGATGACCCTGATGACGCACAGCTTCCAGTTACAGCTACTAAAGTTAGTCACTTTAACTGTACTGATGATGTGACAGGTGAAGATGCTTTAGTACAAACTATCTGTACAGCAATTTGGGCTTAATATGTGGAACAAAGCAACCGTAAAGGTAGATAAAGATAAATTCTTGGCTTGGGTTAAAGATAACGAAATACAGATGAAGAATGTCATAGAGGTTGGTGAAAAGATCAACCTTAATGGCAAACTTAGATCAGTAGAATCACACACTAATAAGAATGGACTTTTATCAATACAACTAAAAGAAGTAAAGCAGAAGAAATCTAAGTAAATGGATGCTATAACTGTTATCCAAGAGGTAGGGTTTCCCATTGCCGCTTCACTTGGTCTTGGTTGGTTTATATATAAACTTATTATGCGAATTGTAGATGGCATGGAGACTAAACTTGATGTGGTAGATCAAAAAGTAGCAGAGCAAATATCAGCTATAGAAGATAGGCTAGGCACAAAACTTGATTCCCAACATGGTATTTTGGTAGCATTAATTGATAGGGTGCGAAGTTTAGACAATGAGATCATAAGGCAAGATACTCTTATTAAGACTATTCTTGGCGTACCACAACTAATAGATAGCAGTAAAATTGCTAAGGCAGATAGAGATGACCAAAGAAAAGATTAAAAGAAAAAGAGGTAGACCCAGTAATGCAGAACTCGCTAGGAGAAAAGAAGAAGCTGAAAAAGATAAAATAATAAAATTAGTATCTATCGTAGGTATTCTTTTAATTTTAGGTATCTTTATTCAAAATGCTATTGCTGATCAAATAGTACATAAGTTTAAATCACCATCTTTTAGTGGAATAAATACATCTAGCCATTATCTAACTATAGAAAATCAAGAATTTAATCGTAAGCTTACAATCAAAGAAGAAATAAAAGCCTTACAAGATGAAATAGAAAGAGAAAAAGAAAACTCTACACTTGCTAGGTTCATGCGAAACTTAGAAAGCAGAGTCTATGCTGAACTTTCAAGACAGCTAGTTAGTAACTTATTTGGCGAAACGCCTTCTGATTCAGGAATTATTGAACTAGAAGGAAATATAATTGAATATACGAGTGATGGCGTAACATTAACCCTAAAAATAACAGAAGCAGATGGCACAGTCACAGAAATTACAATTCCTATCGGTACTTTTACTTTCTAGTTGTTCAATTTTTGACCAGTATGAAGATACATACGATCAAAGAGCAAATAACGACATAGTAAGGATAGATCAACTGCATTCTAAAGAATTAGCTAATGTACAAAAACCTCTAGTACAACCTATAGTAGCTGTATATCCAACAGCATTTACAGATCAAACAGGACAAAGAAAAAGTAACAGTGAATTTGCTTTATTTTCTACTGCTGTAACACAAGCACCCTACACATTATTAATTAGAGCATTAAAACATTCTAGTAATGGTGAATTTTTTAGAGTAGTAGAAAGGGTTGGTTTAGATAACTTAACAAAAGAAAGACAGCTAATTAGATCAGCAAGAGAACAATTTGCAAAAGATGGTGAAGAAAAGAACGTACCGCCACTGCTCTTTGCAGGTGTATTGCTAGAAGGTGCTGTAATAAGCTATGATAGTAACTTGTCAACTGGTGGTGTTGGTGCTAGGTATCTAGGAATAGGTAAAAGCATTCAATATAGAGAAGACAATATTACAGTTAGTCTTCGTATGGTATCAGTTGCAACAGGTGAGATACTTATAGAAGTATTAAGCCAAAAAACCATATTTAGTTATGGCAAATCAGAAGATGTTTTTAGATTCATAGAGATGGGTACTGAACTTGTAGAAATTGAATTAGGTAATTCAAGAAACGAGTCAACAACGATTGCACTGATGAAAGCTATAGAAGGTGCAGTCTTAGAGCTAATAAATATCGGATACGATAGGAGTTTTTGGAAACATGAAGAAACTGAAATTACTAAGCCTGATTGCGATGATGATTGCATCACCAACATACGCGGCTGATAACGAAATATTTGTAGATCAATCAGGAACAGGTGCAAATATAGATTTAGAACAACTAGGTATATCTAATATTATAGGTGGTCTTAACACAGAAGCAGGAAGTCTCACAGCTTTTGATTTAGATGGAAATTCTATGACTTTAGATATCAATATGATTGGTGCAACAAATAAATTTTTAGGTGATATATACGCTGATAACTTTACAGGTTTGTATAATTTCACTGGTTCAACTAATTCTTTTACTATCCAAGTAGACCCAACTAATAGTTTTGGTGCAGATGGTTCTGATCATAATATTGCAGTAACTGGTGCTTCTAATACATTTACATTGAATCAAGGAACTACTGCACTATCCGCAAGTCTTAATTTAGATTGGATTATTCAAGGTTCTAACAATACCATTACATCAAATATAAATATTGACGGTGCTACTAATTATATGGATATAGATGGTTCTGATAATACAGTTACATATACAGGTACTGGTGTTAATGCTTCAGCAGGTGGATATTTCTATCTAGACCATACAGGTGGTCAAAGAACATTTAATATTCAACAATTAAGTACACAGGACAATGACTGGCTCAAAATCATATCAGTGGGTGGCAACTCTTCTTCTACTGTTTGTGTTATCCAAAACGATCAAGGCACAAGCACAGGCTGTTGATATTGGAGATATATCTGAGCTAAATGGCTCAGCACAAATAGTTAGAGATAAGCCCTATAATGCAAACCTAAAATTTGCTATACAAAGCAATGATGAAGCTATTACTTCTAATGGAAGAATGGCAATTAAATTTCTTGATGAATCTACAGTCAAACTTACTGAACACTCACAGCTATTAATAGATGAATATATCTATGACCCCGACCCATCTAAATCTAAGATGGCTCTTACCTTTGGATTAGGCACAGCAAGATTTATCACAGGCAATCTTAATAGAATAGATAAACAGAATATAAAACTTAAAACTCCTACTGCAAATATAGCAATCAGAGGTACAGATTTTACAGCTACTGTAGATGAACTAGGCAGGTCATTAATAATACTGCTACCCGATGCTCTGGGCTTGTCTAGTGGTGAGATAGAAGTAGTTACTGCTATGGGTACAGTTTTACTAAATAAACCATTTCAAGCCACTACAGTTAATGTCTTTGAATCTAAACCTAGTAAACCAGTTATCTTAGATTTAACTCTAGATATTATTGATAATATGTTAATAGTCACACCACCAAAAAAAGAAATAAGTCTTACAGAAGAAATTGCACAAAATTCACAACAAAATATATTAGATTTTAACGATTTAGATATTGATTATCTTGATAAAGATTTTTTTGGTAAAGATGAATTAGAGTTTACAGAACTAGATATTAACTATCTTGATACTAACTATCTTGAAGATTTATTAAATGTCTTAGATGCACTTGCAGTAAATAAACAAGAAGATGTTTTAGCTGTAGTTGGTGGTATTGACGTTCAAGGCACAAAAATTGGTCAAGATACAGAAACACAGATAACCACTCTAATAGCAGGTAATGTTATAAGTCTTAGAAGAGATGTTAATAATTCTGCAAGATTAGATCTAAATGGTGATGATGCTTATACTCTTATCATAATTCAAGATGGCGTTTCTAATGTTATTAAGATAAATGGCGGTGGTGACTCTGTTATTAGTATTACGCAAAGCGACTAATTCCACCATGCAGGTTTATCTGTACCTTTTTCCCATTTAGCATAATGCTTTTCAGCAATCATATATTTACGATATGCATCAATATGATCTAAACTGTTTTTGTATTCTAAAGGCATAGCCTGTGCAAAAGGTGTTATATCACCTTCTTGTATATTCATAGGAAACCTTTTTAAACCATCCCATAGTTTTGTCCATGAAGCATGGTGCCTTCCATATCTGAAATAATACTCTTCACATAATGTTATGAAGTGCAGCAATAACCATCTGTAGTTTTCATGTGTTTCACGCGCCCACACAGTGCAAGGGTGGTTGTAATATGCTTTCTTATACAAACCCATCTCCTCACAGTAGTCTGCAGGACTAAGGTATCTGTGAGCCGTAGATAGCATCTGCGCTGTTTCTAATGGCATTTTTACTATTAGCTTATCGGGCAATGCTCTAGCTGATGCGACAGCACAATCTTCTACTGCAAATATATTCATTTATCTGCTTTAATTAAGTCTAGTAAAAAAATAATTGTATCTTCTTTATATTCTGCTTGTTTTAAAGCATCAATCACATCAAACCTTGTATATCCTAGATCAATCATTTGGTTCATTTTAGCAACAATTTTATTTATCGCTATTTCTCTTTTGCTTAGTTTTTTCATATTTTTCTCCTTAAATGAAGGTCTGCTGTTAAACAACAGCAAACCCTTTGTGACAAATTGCAGCAACACAATGTTCAACTTTATATAGTTGAAATATTGCTGTAACTCTTGTTGATTCAGGCACACCAACCACAATAGGTCTAAATTGTGAAAGGTTATATTTTTCTAGAGCTTTTTCTAAATTAGCTAAATTAGCGTAACTTTTTGTATCTGTTAGTAAGTTGTCCATTTTTTGTTTCCTATTTTTGTTTAACATAATAAACATTATATAGACTTTTATGACCAATACAACCCTTTATGGGTTATTTATTAATTTATTTTTTGATATGATGGTTTTATGAAAAAACTTATATTTCCGATACTAATACTTACATCATTACCTCTAATTTTTGGAAGTAATGTGCAACAGGTAATAAAGCTTAGAACTTTTGATAACTTTATCAAACAGTATATGCCATCTGATAATTTTGTAATTCTTAATATTACTGAAGATGATGTGGAAAGAGAAGGAGGTTATCCTCTACCACGAAGACGATTAGCAGAGATTCAAGTAGAACTCATAAATCGTGGTGCTATTGGTGTCGGATGGGTTATATCTTTCCCGCAAGAAGATAGGCTAGGAGGTGATGTAGCTTTTGCAGAAGCACTTGGATATGCACCTTCAGTTATCGCTATGTTTGAAGATGGAAAAAATAAGTATCCTAAATCCACTGGTACGGTTGTCAAAGGTAATCATGTTGATGGTATAGTAAGTATGGGCGTTAAGGAAAACCTGAACACTCTTACAGATAATACATTGCAGGGTCTAGCCATTGCGCCCACTGAAGTTGATCAGTTAGTAAGAAGAATACCACTTTTAGTAAGCACTCCTGATGGTGAATGGATACCTGCATTCGGCACACAAATATATAAAGCTTTATTTAATGTAGACACATACATTGTTGCTACTGGTGTAAATGGTATTGAAGAAATATCTATAAGGGGTATACCTCCTGTTAAAACAGACGGTCTTGGTCGTAAGTGGATTAGTTGGGTTGATACTAAACAAACAGATCTTAAAGAAATGAACGTAGAAGGTAAGTTTGTATTTGTAGGTGTTACAGCTAATGGTGTAATGCCTCAGATTGCAACTCCAGTCGGATTATTAGAGCCGCATCGCATACAGGCAGCCCTTGCTGAGTCAATTCTTATACAGGATAGCCCATATATACCTGATTGGTCTTTAGCTGCAGAAATGATTATATTTTTTGTTTCTGTAAGCCTTATATGGCTTGTATTAAACGCTTTTGGTGTCACTTGGGGTGTTTTGTTAGCTATATTAATAATGTTTTCCACAGCTTATACAGGATATAAACTCATACACAACGGAATCTTGCTTGATGTAACTTGGTCTTTAATATCACAGTTTATAACAGGCTCTTTAGCTCTATATTTAAGATTTAGAGAACAATGGAAACTTAGGGAACAGATAAAAGGTCAATTTGAGCATTATCTTGACCCAAGACAAGTCAAAAAATTACAAGATAACCCTACATTATTAAAACTTGGCGGTGAAAGGCGTTATGCAACTTTTTTATTTACAGATGTTCGTGGTTTTACAGCTTTATCAGAATCATTGGAACCTGAACAAGTAACTTACATCATGAACAGAGCATTGACTGCACAACAAGAAGCAGTGCAAAAACATGGTGGTATGGTTGATAAATATATAGGTGATGCAATGATGGCTATTTTCAATGCACCTATTGATCTAAAAGAACATGAAACAAAGGCATTAGAATGTGCTATAGATATACAAAAAAATATGCACGAACTAAATTATGTATTGGTAGATGAAGGCATAACACCAGTTACTATAGGTATAGGAATAAATACAGGATATGCAGTTATAGGCAATATGGGTTCTAAAAATAGATTTGATTATACTGCTATAGGTGATGCTGTTAATGTTGCGGCAAGACTTGAATCAGGAACAAAACAAGCAGGTGTAGATTTGTTGATTGGTCAAACTACAAAAAATGCTATAAAATTAGAATTAACATCTTTAGAGCCAATACAGGCTAAAGGTAAAAGCGAAAAATTACAGGTGTATACATGGGGTTCAAATTATCGTTAGCATTAGGTGGCTTGCTGCTAATATCCCTTACAAGCAGCACTTGGTATATAAACAAATTACAAGATCAAATAGCAGTTTTAAAAGGCAATCAAATAGCTTTAGAAAATTCTATAGAACAACAAAACGAATCTATTAAAAAAAATCTAGCAAAACAAAAACAAACACAAGAGCAAGTAAATGTTCTAACTGCAAAGAACCAAGAAGCACAAAGAGAAGTTAATAAACTTAAAAATACTTTTGCAAAACATGATCTAGATAATCTTGCTTTAGCTAAACCAAAGCTAATAGAAAATATAGTTAATAAGGGAACAAAGAAAGTCAAAGAAGACTTTGTAGCTTTAACCAATCCTAATCAGTTTGATGAAAAATCTAATAATAGTTAGTTTAACCTTATTCTACTTCACAGCGTGTTCTATGTTGCCAACGCAACCTAAACCTGTGGAAGTTATAACAGTTGCAGAGCCATCCCCTATGTATCACCCGCCACTCCCAATAGAGTTATCTATGGCGGATATTGATTGGGAAATTTTAACCCCCCAAATAATGGAAGAGTACCTTTCAGATTTAGAAACAGGCTCTGCACCTGAAACAGCATATTATTCATTGACCACTAAAGATTATGAAAATCTATCAATGAACATGGCAGAAATAAAACGCTATATCAAAGAAACTTTACACATCATTAAGTTTTATAGAGATTATGATAAGCAAGATCAACCTGAAGAAAAGGTGTCAGACACAAGATAATCTGATACCATTTAGATTCATTCATTATAGGAGAGACTAATATGTTAGGAATGATAGGAGAATGGTTGGGTATTATTACAGGTGTCGTATGCGGAGCATCAATACTATGTGCTTTAACCCCAACCCCAAAAGATGATGCCATGATTGGAAAGCTCTATAAAATTTTAGAGTTGATGGCTTTAAACATCGGCAAGGCAAAGCAGTAAGCTATGTCTAAATCAGTCACACCATTTGTATACAACGCTATACTTGAAAGGGTAATAGATGGAGACACCATAGATGTGACTTTAGATTTAGGCTTTGACGTAAAGCTTCACAAACAAAGATGCAGACTTAATGGGATTGATACCCCTGAGTCACGAACTAGAAATTTAGAAGAAAAAGCACTTGGTCTTCAAGCAAAAGAAAGGCTAAAAGAATTATGTGCTGTAAAATTAGTAATACAATCACATGGGAAGGGAAAATATGGAAGGATTCTTGCGACACCTTTTACAAAAGATGGAAAAGATATTTGCCAAGCCCTTGTCAAAGAAGGACACGCAGTTGAATACTGGGGTGGCAAAAAAACAGCCAAAGTCAAAAAAGATGGAACTTGGGGAGAGTAATATGAAAATATCACAAGAAGGAATAGCGCTTATTAAAGTATTTGAAGGGTGTAAATTAGAATCTTATAAATGTGCCGCAGATGTTTGGACAATAGGCTATGGTCATACAAAGTCTGTAGCAGAAGGGCAAGAGATAACACAGGAAGAAGCAGATAGTATATTGCTTTCTGATCTAGAGATATATGAAGATGCTGTGCTTAAAGCTGTAGAAGTACCATTACATCAACATCAATTTGATGCTTTAGTTTCATGGACTTTTAATCTTGGTGGTGCAAACCTAAACGCTTCAACGATGCTTAAAGTAATTAACAAAGCTGAATATGAAGATGTTCCTGCACAGATAAAGAGATGGAATAAAGCAGGTGGAAAGGTGCTACAAGGTCTTATAAGGCGTAGAGAAGCAGAAGCACTATTATTTGAAGGTAAAGACTGGGAAAATGGCACTAAGTAAAACACAAACTAAAAGACTCGGTGGAATATTAGCAATAATGTTTGGTGATGATATACCTAGTGAAAACTTAACTGCTTTGATTGCAGATGGTTTTATAAAAGTAGAGGGTCAAAAATACACTCTTACTGATAAAGGCTTAGATGAAAAAAACCGTCTTTGTACCCTATGTGGTTTAAATATCAAATACAGTTCAGAAAATAAAATTAGTTAATAAAAACTTTTGATTCAAGCTGTTTGTATCCCCACATTTTTTTAAATGTAATTTCTGCTTCATCTATACTTAATTTTTTTTCTTTGTACATTTCTCTTTCCATTCTATTAGCTTGATACCATCTATAAAAGTTTACAGTGTACGGTGTATCATCATCATATAAAAAATCCATAATAACCCCTATGAAAAAGAAACGAATTGCATATAAGGCTCTTCTTTGTAACCTTTAGGCATCCATTTAGTTATTTTTTTTATGGTATCAATATTTCTATCAAATGAAATAGTGTTACCTTTACCATCATCACATGCTAACAATGCTTTTCCTGCATAACATCTACCTTTTGTATGATCTTTAGTTACTAATTTGAAGTATCTATTTTCAATTAGCAAACCTTCATCATCAATGTACATAATTACATTTCCACCAAGTCGCACCACATCAAAACATCTGCAATCAATCAGACTTGTTATGTTTGCAGGATTTTCGTTGTTTGTTACAACTTCTGTAGTAATTTCTTGATTATGTGGGTCAATTACAATTACATCTATTTTCTTACTCATTTATTACCTCAACTAATTTAAAGTATTGCTTAATTGCAATCTCAATTCTTTTATTAATATTTGCATGACCGTTCTCAAAACGACATATCATGCTTCTGTTTGGAATGCCTTTTGTAAGGTATCCAAGATGTTGCGCTAACTCACTTTGAGTAACGTCATGTTTTTTTCTTAATTCATAAAGCTCTAGACCATTCATTTTATATCCTCCATTTCTATTCCAAGATTATCTAAAACTGTTGCATACCACGCATCAATAGTTTGATTGCAGTCATTCTCTGTCCAATCACATGGGTCAATTTTTTTATAGTTCCACTTAGTAAACCATATTACGAACACATGCCAAAGTTTAGGATTTGTTTCTATACAAGGCTTATGCATTTTTTTTACCTCTTTTAATAATAGTTCTTGCATAAACTATACTTCCATAATTTATACCATCATCATTAAATTCATCATTGATATCAGTTCTTACTTGGCGCATATTTGAAAAAGGGTATTCAGAAACAACAAGTTCACTAAAAATGTCACCTGCAACTTGCCACGCTCGCAAATCACCATTAGCACCAATATAAAAACAATCAGATGAAGTCTCTAACTGTACATATTTATTAATCCAGTAAACATCTAGCTTACCTCTAACCTCTTTTAAGGGTATGTTTTTGTTTCTTAACCAATTAGCCTGTCCATCATAAGATAAGCGATTAGATGATCTTAGCTCTATCTTGTAGACGTTTTTCATTCGCATTTCTTCTATCATCAATGTAACTCCTTGCCATATTTAATAGCGTTGTGAAGTCTTATCCACTCTTCACTGTTTATTGTCTCTCTAATAACATGCACTTTCATGCTCATAAAATCTAATTTATATTTGTTTGATAGTTGCTCTATAACATCAAACATTAATTCTTGTCTTGCACTCATAGTATTTTCCCAGTTTTTTTATCTATAGCTGCTATGAAACCATAATGATCTCTAAGCACCCACCATTTATTAAATTCAGCACTTAATTCTTTGCAGGGTTGGTTGTATGTCATACCCGCATCTGATGCTCTGCTTATATATTGATATTTAGCTTGTTCATATGTTGTGGCTTTGTTATTTGACATATTTACACTCTCCACTTATCTCAAAGTCATACCATTGGTATAACTCTTCTCTGTTTTCTAAATAAATTTTATTAAAAAGAAGTTCTAGTTTTCTATCAGCCTCTTCGTATCCAAATTCTTCAATAAACTCAATCATGTTGTGCTTTATACATATCATGGTTAATGAGTCTACAAAATTACTTACATGCTTCATTACTTAACCCTCCACAATCTAACTTCATAAGTTTGTTCATCTTTTTTAATTGTTCTTGATATTACTTTTGGGTAATCAGTAGCGTAATATGTGCCGCCTTTCCACTTAGGATTATCTTTAATCTGCTCATAACCGTTTGCTAGTCGCATTTTTTGCGCTGTCAAATAAATCTTAGTTAGATTAGCAGGGTTGTTTACAAGTATTGAGTCTCCTATTTGCATTTCATCAATAAGTGATTCAGCATCTATGTTTGAAATAGTGTTGCTACAAGGTAGCGGTATGTTTTTTTCTATATTAACAGTCATAATAACCCCTTATAGCACTGCTATTTTTTCTGCTAGGTCATGAAAGTTTGCATCTTCTAAAGCTTCACTAGCAACTGTTAATATTTTATCCCCATCCCATTTAGTAAATTTACTAACTACAAGCGCAAGCGCTTCCTCATCTGTAGCATGATGATCAGCAACAAATGATTTTTTCTTAATTGCTTCAAGCAATACAGGTAACACTTGATCAATCATTGCATCAGTGCTTTGGTTTGTGTCTAAAGTAATATTCATATTATCTCCTTTTAAATTATGTACTTTGTTTAACATAATAAACATTATATAGACTTTTATGACCAATACAACCCCAAAACGTACTTTTTTTTAAATTATTTTAGAAAGGTAAGTCATTGTCATCTATATCATGCATTTGTGTGCCTTCCCACAAGCTTTTTGCATATTCTTTTCCAAAGTTACCTTTCATACCATAGTTTTCAAAAAATAACTTTTCTGATCCATATTTTGTATGCAGTAGCTGATGATGAAATAAACAAAGAGGAATAACATTTGCATCTTCTGCTTTTAGAGACATACCGCGCACACCTAGCCAAGGCTTCAATAAATGATGTGCTTGTACTATTCTATGATGCGAATAGTAGCCTGCCTTACATATGGTGCAAGGCAAACTACGAACATACTGCAGATGTTTTGTATTCTTAGAAGGGCGCTTTTTGTTCATCATCAACTAGTTTTAATGAACAGCTTTGAAAGTCAATACCGCTATTAGCACTTACTTGATTCCAAGCGCCATATTTGTAAAACGAACCATCAAAATATATTTTTCCTCCAACATCGGGACTTCTTTCATTTAGCTTTTCATTGGCATCATGAACATAAACTAAACCTGCACTAAACATCAATTCATGTTTAATTTGTCCTTTGTCATTCTCACTTTCTACCATGACACCATATCTTTTGACACCTCCAATAGTAAAGCTACCTCTTTTTATAACCTTTGACTTTGTCTCATTAAACAAAGCACCTTTCAAATTATCATCAAATTTATCATTCATCATTTACTCCTTTTATAGTTAATTTATATTGCCAACCTTTGCTGTTCCAAATTCTTTTTTTCTCTACCACTTCACCATATAAACACAGATCATATTTTTCTCTAGCGTAATCTTTTCTTAGATTTCTTATGGCTGCACTAATAGTAGGCTCACCATACATCTTGCCTGTTTTGTTTCTTATAGTTTGTTGTAAATCCCAAAACGTCCACCACTTACCATTGCGCATACACATAAAAACAAAATCATCTAGAGTTGTTGGTTTAATCATTGGCGCTATTTTCGTATATTGCTAATAATTTATCATAAGCAGCTTTTGTATCACCATCTGATGCTACCTGTGCTTTTATTATTGTTTCTTTGTTAAGTGTGAATATTCTTTTGCAATCACTGCTTTTTGGGTCTGATAAAAATGTTCTTAAATGATGTAGGTACTTTTCTTCATTATCAGTATTTATTACAACAGCTTTATTGTCAGATTCAATTTTATATTTACCTTTAACTTTTTTTATTATCTCAGAAGCCCTGCTTGCTACAGGCTTTAGTTTTGTTGCGCTTGGCTTGCTGTTGATAGCGTTATCAACCTCAAAAGCACTAGCATATTCACCGCCACCTAATCCGCAACATGCAAGCGCTCTACCTATTGCACTTGTGCAACAATTTTCAAGTGCCGATGTTTTATTAACCATGCCTGCTGCTCTATATTCTTCTGCATAGTCATTGCCTAATACCCTAAGTTCCCCATCAATGTATACGCTTACAGTGGCTTTGACTACCACTCTAGTATCATCATGGTGTATAACTTCTGTTGCAATTTGTGCATCAGTTCCTAGATGTTTTCTAAAGCTGTGTACTCGTGTGTCTACAGTGGTATAAAACTTTCCTTTGATATTAACCTTATCTGTATTTGGCAGATTAGCTATTTCACTGATTGCATTTTTTAAATTCTCCATTATATTCTCCATAGTTTTTTTGCTTCTTGTTTTTCTTTATTTGACCATTTCCAATCATCAAAGTTTGGAAAAAACAATTCAGCTATTCCGTTTACATCATTACTATAAGAAAGCACGTTCATCATACTCATACATGCCCTCTTAACCTCATTAATATGCGTATCTACATTTTGAACAGGTGTTGTAACGACTTGTTGTTTAGTCTTTGTTACATGCACATAGTCAATTATAGGCACACAATTTTCAGCAGCCGCATAAATGCTAAGCTGTCTTGAAACCGTATCTAACATTTTTGTTGGTAGGCGATTCACCGTTTTTATATCACGAACTACCCCTTCATACTGCAAGTCTAAATATCCAATAATTGGGATTGGTAGAAAATCATACTCTAGTACAATTCTTTTTTGCGTATCAATAGGCTCACCTAATTCTCTAAAGTGTGGTATTGCTATATCAATATATGAATTTAATAAATCTCTTTCTTTTGATACCTTATCTAAATCAAAGCCAATTTTTTCATCTTGTGCCTTAATCATTTTTTCATCAAATATTTCTTTAGCTAATGTTTGACATTGTTTAACAGAAAGATTTTCATAAACTGCTTTGCAAATAACATCATCAACAGCTATACCTCTCCACATAGCAGGTGAACCAAAGCTATCACGATAGCCACCAACATAAGTAAGAACCCATCTTGCGGGATTTGTTATAAACTCATTTATAGATGATGCACTAAGATATTCTATATTGTGCGCTTCAAAGGGGTTGTTAGTCATATTATTATCAATGTTATAAAAAATTATTTATGCAGTTTAAGACAAATTGGGTGGATATGCAACCCATGTTCTGATAGAATTAAAAAATGAAATTAGGAATATGGTTAAAAGATAACAAGCATACACACAATACATTTGTTAATTATGCTTATGATGAAGGTGCAACTTTTTCAATACATGCATTAGCAAAATGGTGTCGCGGTGTGCGTATACCTAGAAAAGAAGAGATGCAAATTATCTATGACCTCACTAATGGAAATGTAACCCCAAATGATTTTTATAACCTAAAAGAAAAATAGTTCTTGCAATGGTGATACTTTATAAGTACATTATGGGCTATGAGTATTGATGCACTAGGTTGGGTAAAAAAACAAAAATGTAATACGCCTTCAACAAAATTAGTGCTTTTTATACTTGGCAACTATGCCGATGAAAAAAATAGTTGTTACCCTAGTGAAAAACATTTGGGTAAAATATGTGGTATATCAGATAGGCAAGTGCGCAGAGCGCTAACATGGCTTACAGAAAATAATTTAATTACTATACAGCACCGCAAAGGTACTTCTAATCGCTATTTTCTTAGTATGGACGCACATGTCCACACTAGTATGGACATACATGTCCTACCTGTTAGGACACCAGTGTCCGCCTATACTAAAGATATACAAAAGAATAAGACTAAAAAATTGAATAACAAAAAAAGGAGTAAGAATGAACTTGCAGGCTAAACTAAAGAATGAACATAATATAAATGCAGATAATTGCGATATTGGAACACACAAAATTAATTGTCCACAATGTCAACCACCACACAACCCAAAGGATAGACCTCTTAGTCTGACTATTGATACTGATACCGCGTTATGGCTATGCCATCATTGCAATTTTAGCGGCTCAGTGAAAGAAAAAGGCGCAACTGGTGTGGTTAAAGCAAAGGTAGTCAAGAAAGATATAAATTTTAATCAAAAATCTAATAATTTTTTGGATACATATTTTACAGGCAGATCAATAAGTAGAGATACCTATGAAAGTTTTAATATATTTTCAAATGATAGTAGATGGATAGCTTTTCCATACAACGGATTTAATAACAGGTGTGACAATATTAAATATAGGACTGTAGACAAACAGTTCAAACAAACACCAAATGCTAAAAAAAGTTTATATAATTATGCGCATGTTAAAGATGCAAAGACTGTTGTTTTTGTAGAGGGTGAGATAGATGTAATAAGTCTTTGGGAGGTTGGCATAAAAAATTGTACAACCATACCCGATGGTGCGCCTGCGAAAGTATCATATAAAGAGAATGACAAAAGGTTTAGCTGTTTACAGACACACCCACTTAAAGCACATAAGATTATTTTATTTGTTGATTCTGATGGTGCAGGTGAAAACTTGAACAAAGAGTTGGTTCATAGGTATGGAAAAGATAGATGTTGGGTAGTGCAGACACCAAAAGACTGCAAAGATGCAAATGATGTACTTGTAAAGCATGGAGCAAGCGCTCTAAAGCAACTGGTTGAAAGAGCAAAGCCATTGCCTGTTGATGGCTTGTATACAGTAAAAAATTACACACAAGAAGTATTAGATTTATATAATGGCAACTATGATAAACCTTTAGAAATTGGTTATCCAAACCTAGACAAGCTATACAAAGTGCAAAAAGGTACGTTTCATGTTTGGACTGGTATACCAAATCATGGGAAAAGTACGTTTTTAGATCAAGTGCTAGTACGTTTAGCCAAGCAACATGGTTGGAAGTTTGCTTTATTTTCACCCGAACATTCAACCAAGATGCATATTAGAAGGCTTGCACAAATAGTTGCTGAGAAGCCATTTGATCAAGGTTTCACTAGCAGAATGAAGACTGATGAATTACATGCTACTTTAGAGTGGATACATGAGCATTTTTATTTTATTGAAACAAGGGAACATATACCAAATATTACAAAAATTCTTGATATTGCGAAGCAAAGTTGTCAAAAATTTGGCATTAATGGGATTGTTATAGACCCTTACAATGAAGTTGATGCTAGAAGGCAAGGTAATTATAGAGAAGATGAACACATAAGAGACTTTATATCTAACTGCAAAAGGTTCGCTAGAACACATGATTGCAGTGTTTGGGTTGTAGCACATCCTACAAAAATGCAAAAAGATAATGATGGGGGTTATGCGCCACCAACAGCGTATGATATAGCAGGTGCTTCACATTGGCATAACCAAAGTGATGCAGTTGTTACCGTACATAGAGATTTTGATGATGATAGTGTTAGTATTATTACTAGGAAGATAAGAGAGCAAGGATTATACGGCTCAATTGGTGAAGCTAAGTTTGAATACGATCAAGTAAAAAGAATTTTTGTAGAACGTGATTATAACGCTGACTGGGACTATTAAATTATGGATATTGGAAAAATATACGATCTTATAGCTAATGAATATGAAAATAATTATTCAGATGAGCGTGTAGGTGAAATTGTAGAAGCTGAAAACAACTATATAAAAGAGGTTATGCCCTATCAAGATGGAACAATATTAGATTGCGGAAGTGGAACAGGATTACTTATAGACTTGCTTGGCATAAAACAAAACTTATACACTGGTATTGATGAATCAAAAAACATGATGCAAATAGCAAAAAAAAAATATCCACAACACAAATTTTTAAGAGGTGATGTTTTTAAACATAAAGGACTTTATGACTGTGTAGTAAGTCTTTTTAGTGTCCCCGACTATTGCGGCATTGATATAATAAAAAAATCATATGATCTTTTAAATGAAAAAGGTTTATTTGTATCAACATTTATAAATGCAGATGGCGCATATAAAAAAATACATTGCATAGAGGAACTTGGTGTTGATTATGAGCCACATAGGTTTACATATGCACAAATTAAAAGCGAACTAGATAAAAACAAATTCTCTTGGTATTATATATTATCAATATGCAACATAGAGACATGTACAGATGTACAAGAAATGACCAACTATCTTTTAAACAATAAACACAATTTAAAAAAAGCTAAATACTTTTTCGTGATGGGACAAAAAATATGAGACTAAATTTAAACATGAATGTATTTGATGCAGCTTTATCAAGACTGCAAGAATTATATGAACAAGATCACACAATAGTAATATCTCAAAGTGGAGGTAAGGATTCTACAGTTTGTATGGAACTAGCTATCATGGCAGCAGATGCCGCAGGCAAGCTTCCGATAAATGTCATACATAGAGATGAAGAGATATTATTTCCAAATACTTATGAATATTTAGAAAGGTGCGCTCAAAGACCCGAGATTAATTTTCATCATGTATGGGCAGGTCAACCAGTTGTAAATGTATTTAATAGAGCCAACCCTTACTGGTATATATTTGATGAAACAATACCCAAAGAAGAATGGGTAAGACAACCTCCTGATTATGCATATCAAATTAAAGAAAAAAATATACAAGCTTTAGTTACAAAAGAAAGGTTTCCAACTGAAGAGGGGAAAGATTTACTTTCATGCATAGGGTTAAGAGTACAAGAAAGCCCAAACAGAAGAATGGGTTTATTTTCAAGCAAAGGACATATCACAAAACCAAATAAGCTTGGTGTTAAATACTTGCGACCTATTTATGATTGGACTGATGGAGATGTATGGAAAGCAATTAATGATTTTAAATGGGACTATAACCATGCATATGATGTGATGGTAAAACATGGAAGGTCAAAAAATAAGTTAAGGATTGCTCCACTTACAATGACAACTTCAGGAATTCCTGATTTGCAGTTAGCACAGAAAGCATGGCCTCGTTGGTTTGACTCTGTTTGTCATAGACTAGATGGCATAAGAACAGTTGCACAGTTTGGTAAAATTTCATGTCAACCTAGAAGAAGAGCAGGTGAAACTTGGGAAGAATGTTATCAACGTGAGTGTATTGATGAAGCGCCAACTTGGATAAAACAAAGATCAGAACTAGCATTGCGCAATCAACTAGAGAGACACAGAAGACAAAATGGCAACATACCGTTCCCGCAAATTAATGCAATAAGAGCAAATCCAATCGGCTCATACAAAAAACTTTGCATGGCTATGTGGAACGGAGACCCTTTCAGCATGAAGGCTGCTTTTTTACCATATATGGAACCTGAATATTTTAGAAAAGGAGAGGGCTTTTGGGGTGGTAAACCAACATTCTAATGAGTGCTACATTCCGCAAAACTGATAAATTTTATATGGACATTAAAGACTTATTAAAAAAAGAAAAAAGTTTATGGCTTGAAGAAAACATTAATTCTGTTAAATGGATTTGGGCTAAAACATATGCGAAAATTGCACCACATTATTATATAAGAAAGCATGAACAACCATATCTTTACGGTATTCTTCAAAGAATGATAGAATCACATGGTCAAGATGAACTTTACACAAACCATAAGGGTACGACATATCCTTGCAGATATTTTTATCATGGTAAATATAAATACTGGGAAATGTCACCCGTAATAAACAGAGCAGAGGTAAGCAATGGCTAAATTTAAAGGTAAGGCACAAGTAGAGAAAAAAAATGAGGTATTAAAAGCACTTGATGTGCAATATATTACACATGATAGAATTGTACCGAACACCTACAACCCTAATAGACAATCAGAAGATGAATTTGAACTACTAAAAAGATCAATGACTGAAGATGGTTTTACACAGCCGATTGTGTGTGTACAACATGAAGATCAAAAAGGAATGTTTAGAATTGTTGATGGCGAACATAGATGGAGATGCTCAAAAGAATTAGGTTATGCAGAGATACCTATAGTTGTCACACCTATGACAATGGAACAGGCAAGAATCGCAACACTAAGACACAACAGAGCAAGAGGTTCAGAAGATATTGAATTAACAGCTAATGTATTAAGAGACTTAGAAACACTTGGTGCTTTAGACTGGGCGCAAGATAGTTTGATGATGGACGATCTAGAACTGCAACGTATGCTTGATGATATTCCTGCTCCTGATGCAATGGCAGGTGAAGAGTGGAGCGGTGCATGGATACCATCAGATAATGATTCCGCAGAAGATGGAGTTGAAGGTGTTGAGCATAAAACTAATGACGGTGTTATGGTTAAATCCTTGACTGTTGAAGCGTTAAACAGACAAAGAGAAGTTGAACAAATAGTAGCAAATGCAAAGACTGAAGAAGAACGAAAAATGGCAGTACAAGAAGCAAACTTTTACAGACTTAATTTAGTGTTTAGTGGTGAAGAAGCAGATACGGTAAAAAAAGCTTTAGGACAAAATCCTGCTGAACAATTGTTGGCATTCTGCAAGCAAGTACAGGACTGATGCCATATCAAGGATTTGTACGTTTACATCAATATGTGCCAAAAAAGGCTGCAAATATTAAAAAACAGTGCATTCTAAGCCGCCTGAAGAGATTATTAACACCTAACTGATGCTATGGGTATAGACTATATTTGCACTGCTGTAGCTGAAAGGCGACCTTTTGTTATGTATCTTGAAGACCATATACCAAACCTTCAAGTTGTATGGGATAAAAACAAAGACCCAATGGAAACTTTTACGCGAGCGTGGAAAACATATCCCGACAAACCATCACTTAGGCTACAAGATGATTTAATTTTATGTGAAGGTTTTTTATCTAAAGCTCATGCAGTAATACAAAAACATCCAAACTCTGTTATTCAATTTTTTAGTATGCGAACAGCAGATATACAAACTGGGACTAGGTGGGAAAATGGCTCTAACTGGATAGGAAATTTATGTCATTATTTGCCTGCAGGAATGGCAGGTGAAATATACGAGTTCAGCAAAACATGGAAGCGTAAAGAAGAACATCCAACAGCAGATGATCTTTTAATGGCGGATTATTTTAAAGAGAACAAAATTAAATATCTTTTGCATTGTCCAAACTTGGTAGATCATGCAGAAGTTTATTCAGTTATAAACAGAAGCAGATCTAAATACAGAAAATCAAAAACATTCGTCAATCCTGAATATAAACACTTCCCTTTAATAAAAGATTTTAGTGTTCGTATGAAATATTTAGATATTGATGATTTTACTGAAATAGAATAATGGCAGATCAAAACTTTGATGTACCACTTAAACCTTTCCAAATAAGCAATCCTGTAGTAGCAATAACAACAATTGATCTCAATGAACAGTACATAGAGCCTGCAAATGATGTGCTAGATAATTTGTTTCCTGTAAAAGGTAGGTCACTTAGAACTTGGGGAAGAAATAAAAATCAACATGCAAGCAAAGACCCACACTGGATGCGAATAAAAAAAGGTACTCCGTTGCACACAGACCCTCTATATGAAAGGTATAGCCATCACTTTGTTTTAAAGGCAGAAGATTATGGTCTGAGAGGTTATGATAAGGTAGAAACAAAAATCAAAAGAGGTACTGTGTATGTACTTGATGTGCATTCACCACACCAAGTAACATATCACGATGAAAAAAATCCTTGGTATCTAAGCGTATCTTTTGATGCTAACTCAATAGTTCCTTTTGAAGAGTCAATACCAATACTTATCAAATACGCTTTAACCGCTGACTTCATAAAAACTAAGTAATATTCTGCGCATTGTATGAATTCTTTAATGCATGCATAAGGTGATCTTTGGCAATGTTAAAGTCATTATAGCCATTAACAATACTCTCAAAGTATCGGCTTGATGGCGGGTATACATCATTACTGTTCATTAAATAAATCATAACTTTGGTAGTACCAAACATATCACCTAAAGCAGGTATATTGATAACTTGCTTTCTATATAAGTTAGGATACCCTTCATAAATATCTAACTTACCTTCACAAACATCAGTAATCCTCCATAAACCTAAAGGTACTTGTCCATCATCACTAGGCTCTATATCAGCAACACCTCTAAACTTTAAGGCAAAGCCATCAACTATTGCGCTACCCAATGGCTCAGCATGTGGGCATCTGTATTGCATTTGTCCCATGTTTAGATTGCTTCCATATGCACCGTATAAGTAATCCATATTTTTCACAGGTTTTTCTTCTAGAATTTTATTCATGTTATCTCCTTTTTAATTAATTTAGTTCTAGTTGTCGTTCTTGGTAAAAAGTTTTGACTTTGTTGTCAGCACCATCTAACCATCCACCATCTACTTCTTGTGTTGTAGTATTTGGTGTATTTACATTTATTGTTTGCAAGCTTGTAATCAAACCATGCACAACCATAAAATCTTTTAACCTTTCTAGGTTTATATTTGTTTCTCTCGCTCCATCATATAAAGCTGTAAGCGTGTGATTTTCAAAACGTATAATATTGTTTGTATCATAATCAACAATATCCCAACCTTTAAGGCTGCTATTCCATCTGATCTCGTAGCCTGCATTTTCTACAGCGTTTCTAATTTTACCAAATGCTCTACTGTTACTAACCCTTCTAGTAGCAGTGGCAAGCTTTGCACTTTTTTCCACAAAAGCTTGTAAAAAACTAACCCAGTTTATTATCTTCTCAAAATTAAGAGTTCCGCTGTGTTGTCTAAACTCCATTGTTCCGTATCTAGCAAGACTTTGTAAATTTACTTTGTAATATCTACCAACAGTGCTTGCTAAACGCATTTTAGTATTTGCTCTTTTAATATACCTCTTATTGTTTCCAATGCTTGCACACCACCTTGAACCATTACCCCTTCTACTTCTAGGCATAATCATATCTATTTGGCTCTCGTAGTCTGCATATCTTTCATAAGCATTTTGTATTTGTCTAACAGTAAGATCATTAACATCTAAATGAACATGCATACCACACTGTATGTCTACACCAATACCATCAAGATCATCTAATGCAGTTAAAATTTTCTCTAACTGCAACGCACCCTCAACACCCTTTAGTATAGGGCTAACCAATTCGCCACCAACACCATCTAAACTGGCATCAGTAACAATCTTCCAGTAAGGTCTAGTGTTATGGTGATAACCCTCAAAGTAACACTCAATACCATCTACATTGTTAATAGTCTCTGCAACTGTTCTAGGTGATATACCTACAAATTCCAATTCAACCCCAAAGGTTCTATCTGTAAGTGTTGGGTAAGTTAAGCTATTCATATTATCTCCGTTTAAATTAATTACTTAATACAGTTATTTTACATAAAATGTTTATAAATGTAAACATGTAAATATAAAATAAATGGACTTATTGTGCTTTTTTCTTTACTTTTTGGCTGTTTGACTACAGAATAACGATAAATAGAGATAAATTATGGTTAAAAAATCAAACACGAACAAGCTTACACCAACGCTGTTAGAAGAAATACGAAATAAGTTTGTGCAAGGTATAGAAGCAAATACTGGTGGTAGAAAGCTTTTCACAATAGATCAATTAGCAGCTGATTATAATGTGGCAAAACCAACTCTTTATAAACATGCAAAAAAAGATGATTGGACTTACAAGCAAAAACAATTCCAAGACAGCTATCTTTTAGAGTTAGATGCACGAAGAAAAAAAGAATTAATACAAGAAAGCTTAAATTTTGACAAAACAAGTCTTGCTATTGCTAAAGGCATAATGGGACAAGTAGGAAAGGTGATCAGTAAAAATGCTGCACCTGATAAAGATGTGCAACCGCAAACACTGGTCGCATTATCTAGCGCTGCTACAAATGCACAGAAGTTAGCAAAACTGGCGCTAGGTGAAGCCACTGATAACATGGAAGTAAATACTAATGTCCAAGACAGCGAAAGTTTCAGAAGGGCTTTGGAACGACTGGATAGGCTCGCCGAAGATATCGGAGAAGATGACCCTTCAGCTATACACTGAATGGTTAGGCACAGCTAGAACAAAACAAAGAACACCCAAAGTACCCTTTCACATATGGCTAATACTTGCAGGCAGAGGTTGGGGAAAAACTAGAACAGGCGCACAGGATATAGCCCACTATGCATTGACTAACCGAAATGTAATATGTGCTGTAGTAGCACCAACCTTTGGTGATCTAAGAAGAGTATGCTTTGGTGGTCCTAGTGGCTTAGTATCAATAATACCTGAAGAGTGTTATTACGTTTCACGCGGAAGAAAAAGCTATAGTACAAATACTGCAGAAATAAGATTAGCTAATGGCTCAAAAATTATGGGTTTTGCTGCAATTGAGCCTGATAGGTTAAGGGGTCCACAGTTTCACAGGGCATGGTGTGATGAGTTAGCTGCATGGCGATACCCTGAAACATTTGACCAGTTAATGTTTGGTCTAAGGCTAGGAGACAACCCACAGTGCATTATCACAACCACCCCAAAGCCAACGCCTATCATACGAAGTTTAATAGAGAGAGATGATGTGCATGTAACCACTGGTAGTACATTTGAAAACAAAGACAACTTAGCAGAGTCAGCGCTAGCAATGCTCAAAGAAAAATATGATGGCACAACACTAGGAAGACAAGAACTATACGCAGAGGTGCTTAGCTCAATGGAGGGCGCACTATGGACTGATGCACTTATAGAAGAAGCAAGGCTTCCTGAAAATACAGAAAAAGACTTAATACAAATTATTGTTGCTATTGACCCTGCAGTCACTAATGGAGAAGACTCAGATGAAACTGGTATTGTTGTTGTAGGTAAAGATGCTAATAATGAATTTTATGTACTTGAAGATATATCGGGGAAGTATTCTGCAGATAAATGGGGTAAGATAGCAATTAATGCTTTTTACGAATGGGGAGCAGATAGGGTAATTGCAGAGACTAATAACGGTGGAGATTTGGTGGAAAGATTATTAAGGAACATAGATACAAATATACCTTATAAATCAGTAACCGCTACAAGAGGTAAAATGGTGAGAGCCGAACCTGTTGCAGCACTTTATGAGCAGAGGCGCGTTCATCACGTTGGTTATTTTTCTATATTAGAGTCACAAATGACTACATATACAGGAGATAGACCAAAACCAAGTCCTGATAGATTAGATGCATTAGTTTGGGGTTTAACTGAACTAAGCAAATCTAAAGGGCAAATTAATTGGAGAATAAGCTAATGTCAGAACAAACATTTTTACAGAGACTTTTTAACATACAACAACAAGAAGTTAAACAATCTAATATGATGGGATATTTTGGAGTTGGTACAGATCAACCCAAAGATTATAAATATGAGGATTTAGCTAAAGAAGGCTATCTAAAAAACGCAATTGTTTATCGTTGCGTAAATGAAATATCTAAAGGTGCAAGTGCAGTACCTTTTGTAGTAAAAGCAGGAGATCAGATAATTGAACAACATCCACTCATTGACCTTCTTAACAGACCCAATCCTTTACAATCCTACTCAGAGTTCTTTAATAGCTTGTTTGGTTATGTGTTGCTTAGTGGCAATGCATATATACTCAAAGTAGGTGGAGAAACAGGAACGCCTAAAGAGCTACATCAATTAAGACCTGATCGTATTAATATCAAAGGTAGTGGTAACGCTATTCCTGATAAATACGAATATGTAATCAATGGCAGAATACAAAATACCTACGAGGTAGATCAAGACAGTGGCTTTAGTGAAATTAAGCATGTGAAGCTATGGAATCCATTAGATGACTACTATGGCTTATCACCCATGAGCGCTGCTGCAGTAGAGGTTGATCAATTTAATATGTCTAGCAAACATAATGTAAATCTTTTAAACAACGGTGCAAGACCAAGTGGTGCTGTAATATTTAAACCAAAAGATGATGCAGGTTTTGATGTAAACCTATCTGAATCACAAAGACAACAACTACTCACAGATTTAAATAATAGATTTAGTGGAACAGCTAATGCAGG